AGAGTCAACGGCTTCAGCTGCTGAAGACTCTGTTCGTTGCGGAGAAGATGAAGACCTATGAGCGGATCTTCTACCCACAGCAGTTGGACTTCCGAGGTCGCGCATATCCCCTGCCGCTGTTCCTGCATCCTCAAGGAACGGGGTTAGCTAAGTCTTTGCTACGCTTTGCTAGAGCCAAGCCGATTCAGACCGAAGCCCAGCTTCAAGCACTGATGCTGCACACGGCAAACAAGTGGGGACTCGACAAGAAGTCCAAGGAAGAGCGTCTTCAATGGATCGAAAGTAATACAGATCTCATCAAGTCTAGTGGAATTGATCCATACACTAACGGACAATGGACTGAGGCAGATGACCCGTTTGCGTTCTATGCTGCCTGTAAGGAACTAAATAACTTCTGGAACCGAGGCTTCGGCTTCATGTCTCGGTTGCCGATTGGCATGGATGCCACCACCCAAGGACTTCAGATCTATGCGCTTCTTCTCCGTGACCCAGTCGCCGCTGCTGCGACTAATGTGCTCCCTAGTACGCGACCTGCGGACCCATATCAGGCTGTGGCTAATAGGGTCATCGATAAACTGAAGACCAGCGACAGCCCATATGCCAGCGGTCTTCTTTCACTGGGCATTGACCGCAGCGCCACCAAGCGTCAGACCATGACCCTTCCATACGGCCTGACGCAGCACTCTTGCATCGGCTACACGCGAGAGTGGCTTGATGACCGTTTTCGTCACCTAGGCAACCCATTCGGTCTTGAGATCTACAAGCCAGCCGCGTTCTTGGGCAAGCTGATCTGGAATTCGATGGAGGATGTGGTTGGTTCAGCTACACGCGGCATGAAGTTCATCCGTGAGTGTATGGGTATTCTTGTGGACCACGATGTGACCCCACGGTGGACTACACCTCTTGGTCTTCCCGTCCGGATGCGCTACGAGAACTACGAGTCGATGACGGTCTCCACCCGCATTGGTGCTCGTGCTCGTGTGTTGACCATCCGTGAGGAGAACGGGAAGCAATCGAAGCGTAAGGCACTGAACGGGGCTGCTCCGAACTTTGTTCACAGCCTTGACGGTATCGGCGGTCTTCTTGGCCACACGGTCAACCTGTGTCTAGCTCAGGGCATTCAGGACATGGGTTCAGTCCACGATCAGATCCTGTGCCTCGCCGCAGATGCTCCAGCAGTCTCCGCCTCTGTAAGAAAAGCTACTGTGGATATCTTTCAGCGTGATTTGCTGGCCGAGTTCCGCCGCGAGGTCTTGACATATCTGCCTCCTCTGGTAGTATTACCTGAAGTTCCAGAGTACGGATCTCTGGATGTGACTGAGGTGTTGAAGAGTGAGTACTACTTCAACTGAGACGAGTCCAATTGTTGGACTAGGAGAACAAGAACATGAGTGGCAAGCAGAACATCGTCCGCGTCACCAGCCCGCAGGGCATCGCCGTCTACCCGAAGATCGAGAAGCCCGACACCAAGTTCGATGCGAACGGTGTCTACTCGGTCGATCTCGATCTAGACGGAGATGCGGCTGCCGAACTGGCGACCAAGCTTCAGAAGATCGCTGACGCGGACTACGCGAACGAGTGCAAGGCCAAGGGCAAGAAGCAACTGAAGCGAGCCGAGATGCCGTGGAAGCAGACTGAGGACGGCAAGACCCGCTTCAAGTTCAAGCTCAAGGCCAAGGGTGGCACTGGCGAGAAGCAGTGGGACCAGAAGCCCGCGCTCTTCGATGCCAAGGGCAATCCGGTCAAGGATCTCAATGTCGGTAGCGGGTCGATCATCAAGGTCGCCTTCGATGCCGCTCCCTACTTCACGGCCATGGTGGGCCACGGCATCTCGCTGCGTCTCCGCGCCGTGCAGGTCATCGAGCTCCGCCAGTACATCGCTGGTGACAACTTCGATGCCTTCGGCTTCAAGGCGACCGATGGGTTCGTCAAGGAGCAGGAGGCCACCGTCCCGTTCGAGGATTCGGACAACGACTTCTGATGCGTATTACGCTTTGGGTTGAACCTGTCGCTGCCTCTCGCCCTCGTGTTGCGAGGAACGGGCGGGTGTACTACCAGAAGCGTTACGACACATTTCGTAAACTTGCGTGGGCAGCCCTTGGTGAGATGAGCCGACCCAAGGGCTGCCCTTTGTCTTACCCTCTGGAGGTAGAGGTAACCTTTTATTGCCGCACACCCAAGAACCCCAGCAACCCGTATCCAATCGGAGACATCGACAACTACCAGAAGGGTGTTCTCGATGTGCTGAATGAGTGGGCTTGGCAGGACGATGTGCAGATCTGCAAGATCACCGCATCGAAGAAGTACTCTTCAGAGCCAAGGATCGAAGTGGAAATCAGAGAACACAATGTCGAACCAATCCGAATTCGTAAGGCACGAGCCGTGTCCTAGTTGTGGTAGCAAGGACAACCTTGCACGATACACAGACGGACACGCTTGGTGCTTCGGCTGCAACTACCGCGAGAAGAGCGACGGTAGTCCAATAATTGGACTGAAACCAACAAGGAAGGCGAACATGATTGATGTCTCATTCTCTGCGCTGAAGAAGCGCGGCATCAGTGAGGAGACTTGCAGGTTCTGGGGATATGGAATCAGTGAGTACAACGGACAGAGCGTTCAAGTCGCTCAGTACATGAAGGATGGAGCGGTTGTAGCCCAGAAGCTACGGTTCCCCTCCAAGGACTTCGTGACGCTCGGTGAGTTCAAAGATGTCGGGCTGTACGGCCAGCATCTGTGGCGAGACGGTGGCAAGATGGTCACCGTCACCGAAGGCGAGATCGACGCGCTGACCGTCTCTCAAGTCTTCAGTAACAAGTGGCCTGTTGTCTCCGTCCCGACAGGAGCCGCAGGAGCAGTGAAGGCATTCCAGAAGAGCCTTGAGTGGCTGGAATCTTTTGATGCAGTCCATATCCTGTTCGATGATGACGAGCCGGGGCGAAAGGCAGCGCGTGAATGTGCTCTGCTGCTGACTCCCGGCAAGGCCAAGATCGGTCGCGTCTCTGGCTTCAAAGACCCCAACGAAGCCCTGCAAGCGGGTGCTGCACCGAAGATCATCGACGCTGTGTACGGCGCGAAGACCTACCGTCCTGATGGCGTTGTCATGGGTTCGGACCTGTGGGATGCAGTCATCACCGAGGACAACACGGAGAGCGTGGACTACCCGTGGACCAAGGTCAACGACAAGCTGCTGGGGATCCGCAAGGGAGAGCTTGTGGTCCTGACCTCCGGCACTGGCATCGGTAAGTCATCGGTGTGTCGTGAGCTGATCTGCCATCTGATCCGTGCTGGCAAGAAGGTTGGAATGCTGATGCTTGAGGAGTCCGTGAAGCGATCTGGACGCAACCTCATGGGCATTCATCTGAATTGCCCGCCGTACTGGTGGAACGAACGAGGCATCTCCGAACAGCAGAAGCGCGAGGCTTTTGAGGCCACAGTCGCCAAGGTAGTGATGTTTGATCACTTTGGATCGGTTGATCCTGAGAACCTGCTGGCTCGTGTCCGCTACATGACCAAGGCACTGGGATGTGAGTATGTATTCCTCGACCACCTCAGCATCGTCGTGTCCGGTCTTGGTGATGGAGACGAGCGTCGCTTGATTGATAACGCCATGACATCCCTGCGCTCCCTAGTCGAGGAGACGCAGATCGCCCTGTTTGTCGTGAGTCACCTTCGCCGTCCTGATGGCGACCGTGGTCACGAGAACGGAGCACAGACCAGTCTTGCACAGCTCCGTGGATCTCACAGCATCGCACAGTTGGCAGACGCGGTGATCGGTCTGGAGCGCAACCAGCAGGACGATGAGAACGCAAACCTATTGACGCTCCGTGTTCTCAAAAACCGATACACAGGAGAGACAGGACTTGCAGGAGGACTTCGGTGGTACAAGGACACAGGTCGCTTGGCCGAGGTCGAGGAACTTCCAGTGAATGAGGATCTCGAATGACCGTAGTGAAGCCCAAGTCAACACACCCATGGAACAAGTCGATCAGCGTTGATGTTCAAGTTGCGAAGATCCGTGATCGCATTGGTGAACTGGAGACTCAGATCAAGATGATCAACATCGAGATCAAGATGAACGAGACCAAGCTCAACGAATTGAAGGCTGGAAATGGAAAGCAATGACATCGTGGCGCGTCTGCGCGGTTTTTTGCTACCGGACGATACGGTAAGCTCGATTAGAGATGAAGCCGCCGCCGAGATTGAGCGGCTGCGGGCTGGTGGATGCGCGAGAGATCAGAAGACCACTCAGTACTGTGCTGAGGCTGTGGCTCTTCAGGAGAAGTGCAACAAGCTGCATGAGCGGTGTATGCACTTGGAGAACTACATCGACATCGAGTGTGCAACAAAGGAGATTCCCATGGAAGGTGAGATCACGGCAGACATCCGCATCGTGTGTGAAGAGATCCGCAAGAAGCGTCGAGTCTCTGTTGTTCTTGAGGCTTGGTCAGAAGA